CCTCACTAACCACGAGGACGCGTTAGCACTGTCTGAGAGTGATAGACGCTATGGGGTGTTCTTCACACAGTTTACTGAGAGGGCGCAGCTCCCAAGCATTACAGAACACTACGAGCCTTTGTGGGATGCGATTAGATCAAAACCAGAGGAGGTCAGAGGTTGGCTAGAGTCTATAGACTTGTCTAACTTCAACCCTAACAGAGCACCCGATACGACCGATGCTAAACGCCGTATGATGCTTAACAGCCGATCAGAGGCGACTGATTTACTTGCAGAGGCTTTGGCACTCGGTGGCTTAGGTGTGCATAAAGACACCTTTAACCCTAAAGCGGTTAATATGGTTATCGAGGAGTACAAGCTGGGCCGAGCTATCAACAATAGACAACTAGCAAAAGCTGCGGCTGAGTTAGGTTATGAGCAGTGGCGCGTGGTGAAATGGCATAACTCAACGCACCGCGCGTATGTCCGAAAGGGTTGCAGTTCCGTAACCACTAACGAGGATATTCGCAAGCTATGGGAGGCGTACACTCCATTTGAGAGCGAATGAGGGTAAAAGTTACTGTTTAAGCGTAACTTTGCTTAAACAGTAACCCAAACTGTAACCCACTTAAGTTATTGTTATTACTATTCTTTTTCTTTTTTAGTTACAGGTTACAAATAAAAAGATAAATTAGCTGTAGAGAATAAAATAAAAAATATAAATATATAAAAAACGATTTTTACAATCTGTAACCTGAAACCCTAGGGATAGCTTCGATGATCGAACTGACGTTTACCTACCTCTCGAACGGTGAGACATATCTCGCTTCAGTAGTGACCAATGGCACGGTCGCGAGCGTACAAGAAGTGCTAGATGAGGATGGTAACGTGCCAGAATCGTTAGATTGGGATATTATTAGTGAGTTAGAGCTGTTCGCGCTGTGTCTATGGCAAGACGAACAAGCTACATATTATCTAAGTGCAGAGGTGCATTAATGGGTGCTGGCAGACCTAAAAAGACTTTGGACTGTCTGCCTGATGGTTGGCAGGAGTTAGTTATTGCAATGGCTAAAGAGGGTGCGTCTGATGTTGAGATACGCGCCGAACTCGATATTAGCGATGATCTTTGGTACAGATTTATCGAAGAAGAGCCAGAATTTTCCCTAACCATAAAAAGGGCAAAGCGTTATTGTCAGGCGTGGTGGGAGAAGCACGGACGCAAATTAGCTACTGGCGAGTCTAACGGTAATCCAGCCTCTTGGATGTTCAACATGAAGAACAGATTCAAGTGGCGAGACAGACCCGAAGAAGTGCCTGTTAAGTTTGATATACCACCGATTGTCATCAACACTAAATGAATCTAACCAGCCCGCAGTCTGACATATTCTTAAGCGATGCCCGCTTCCGTGTGGTGGTCGCTGGGCGGCGTTTCGGCAAGACGTTCCTATCGACTGCCGAGCTGCTGCGTGCGTCTATAAATAAGCCTAACTCTAATTGCTGGTATCTCGCGCCGACTTACCGAGCGGCTAAAGACATAGCGTGGCAGATGCTAGTCGAGACTATCCCAGAGTCTTATATAGCCAAGCGCAACGAGTCAGAGCTGACGCTGAAGTTAATCAACGGCTCACAGATCAGTATCAAGGGCGGTGAGTCGTACGACAACCTTCGCGGGCGCTCGCTAGACTTCGTTGTACTGGACGAGTACGCCGACATGCGCCCGCAGGTCTGGTCAGAGGTAATACGCCCCTCACTATCTGACAAGCAAGGCTCGGCACTCTTTATAGGTACACCGAAGGGGCGCAATCACTTCTATGATCTATGGACAGTCGGCACTGACGGACAAGACGGCTGGCAAAGTTACCAGTACACGACACTAGAAGGCGGCAACGTGCCAGCCGAAGAGATCGAAGCGGCTAGCCGTGACCTAGATGAGCGCACCTTTAAGCAAGAGTACCTAGCCAACTTTGTAAACTACTCAGGCATCATCTACTATAACTTTGATCGCAAAGAGTCGATGACAAAGCCTATTGAGGCTGATGTACTGCACATAGGTATGGACTTTAACCTAGACCCGATGAGTGCAGTGGTAGCGGTGCGGGATGGGGCGACAATAACCTGTATCGATGAGATAGTGATGTACGGCTCAAACACCGATGAAATGGTGGACGAGATTAAGACACGCTATAAAGACAAGAAAATAGTTGTCTATCCCGACCCTGCCTGTGCGCAGCGCAAAACGTCTGCGGGTGGGCGTACTGACCTATCTATTTTGCAGAACGCTGGTTTTGTGGTAAAAGTGCGGAACAAGCACCCTGCTGTAAGAGACAGGATTAATGCTGTAAACTCTCGCCTAAAGACAAGCGATGGTGATCGGCATCTGTTTGTTACGCCTAAGTGCAAGCAGGTGATTCTGGGCTTAGAGCGCCAGACATATAAAGAGGGTACGAGCCAGCCAGATAAAGACGGCGGCTATGACCATATGAATGACGCACTAGGCTACTTGATAGAGTACCTATTCCCGATCAAGAAACGATACGAGCTAGAGCAACCGCAGCGGTGGACATAAATGGCTAAGATTACGGATACACACGCAGACTATAAGGCTAACCAAGACCGTTGGGAGTTTTATCTGCGCTCCTATCTTGGCGGTAACGACTACCAAGACGGGTTCTACCTCACTCGTTACATCAATGAGGACAAGGACGCGTACAACCGCCGAATCAGCCTGACTCCTATTGATAACCATTGCCGCCCCATCGTCCATATATACTCTAGCTTCTTGTGGCGCGTACCGCCTGTACGAGTGCTAAACAGCCTTGAGGGTAACCCTGCTGTATCTGAGATTATGAAGGACGCAGACCTAGAGGGTATGAGCTTCGATGCGTTCATGAGACAGGCTCAACAGTGGGCTAGTGTCTACGGGCACGTGTGGCTTATGGCTGATATGCCTCGCTCTAATGCTCGCACGCGTGCTGAAGAGCTTGAGCAAGGGCTTCGCCCCTATGTGAATCTATACACGCCTGAGAACGTCTTTGACTGGAAGTACGAGCGGTCAGCGTCTGGGCGTTATGTTCTGAGCTACCTCAAGACTCGCGAGTCTATCCACCGCAAGAGCGAGACAGAGGTAGAGGCTACATTCCGCATCTGGACACCTGAGTCGGTTGAAGTCTGGATGGTCGAGAACGACAAAGAGACTAAACTAGACGAGATGCCCAACCCGCTGGGTCGCATCCCTGCCGTATTCCTACCCGCAGCGCGTACTAATATCCGCGGCGTTGGCTCTAGTGACATTGCAGACGTTGCCTACATGCAGAAGGCGATCTATGAAGAGCTATCAGAGATTGAGCAGCTTATCCGTATCACTAACCACCCGACACTGGTTAAGACACACAGCACTGACGCTCATGCTGGCGCGGGTGCCATTATCAACATGGATGATGACCTCGATGGTGGCCTTAAGCCTTACCAGCTACAGCCGGACGGTAGCAATCTTGATGCTGTACGCGCCGCAATCGCAGACAAAGTTGAGTCAATCAACCGTATGGCGCATATGGGTGCAGTACGCGGCACTAAGGAACTTACTCAGTCAGGCGTAGCGATGCAAACAGAGTTCCAGATGCTCTCAGCTAAACTCAGCGAAAAGGCTGACATTCTTGAGCTAGCAGAAGAGCAGCTTTGGGGCTTTATCTGCCAGTTGCTTGGTGTGACCCCAGATGTAGAGATTTACTACGCTGACAGCTTCGACCTACGCGACTACCCAGCAGAGCTACAATTGTTGCAGGGTATTAAGGCTTCAGGCGTTCGCTCGCCGACTCTACAGCGCGAGGTAGACAAGAAGATCGCCGACCTAGTACTAGATGATGAGGACTTGGCGCGAGCGTACAACGAGATTGATTCAGCAGGAACAACGGTATTAGGCCAGTTCGGTGAATAAAAACGAGTACAGCGATTACCTAGACGATTTAGCGCGCCAGCACAGAGACAGAATTGTGCGGGCGTTGCAGCGTCTTGAAGATCGCGTTGCGGCTCTGGCGATCAGCGCACCGACTCGACAGGGCGAGCTGTTCGATCTAGCGTGGGCTATCGATGCTCGTACACAGTTACGCGCTGACTTAGACGCTGAGTTTTTGACTGAGGTGCAGTCGATTGTCGAGGAGTATGCGCAGGTTGCGGAAGAGAATCGCGTAATGCTAAGTCAGTACGGTAACTTTGCTAGGCTACAACCGCAGGTAATTAGCCAGTTGCAGACGCTGACCTTTTACGGCTTTGACGACATAGCGACTACGTTCCTCAATGAAATGGCTGACGGCATCTACCAGAACACCCTCACAGGGCGTTCGGCGGCTGACTTAGTTAAGGAGCTACGCCAAAAGATCAATGGCGTGTATATACGGTCAGATGAAGCAGAAGTACAGCGACTGGTTGAGATAGCTAACTTCGGTACTGAAGAGCAACAAGAAGAGGCGGTT